CAAAGGACAGAATAGAATTACTTAAATACGTTAATGTACTGAGAGAGTTTAATACTAATACATCGGAGAAAATACCTATTCATTATGAACACATTTGTGAGATGGAAACGTTGATGTTTAGACTAGCAAATCTATTAGAGTTTGAACAGCATCATAGAGGTGGTTGGTATTGTGACTATCAATTTAAAGAACATTTACCAAAGGAGAAAAAAGATGAATGAGCGACAAGTTAAGTGGGCGATACTGTTCACACCCTTTGAGGAAGAGGATACTGAGTATGTTAAGGAAGGGTGTGGTGCTATGTGGGACGACAAGTCCCCTGTTAAAGTGTTTGATACTTACGAAGATGCACAAAAAGAATGTGCTAAATGGAATACAGGAGAGATAGTAAGATGGGTAGGAGAACAGTATGAATGAAGAAGAACAACAAGAGGAGCATAGTTGCGATGATAACGCAATCTACTATGAGTTTATTGAAGATGGTCACAGGTATCATGGTTACGAGTGTGGCATTTGTGGGGAACATTTACAATCAGGATAGGAGAAAAAAATGAGTGATGAAGATGTAAAACAACAAGCATTAGAACAAGCACAACAAGCCTACGGATTGTTCATATGGTTTGTGAAGTGGTTTAGTTATGTTATGATATTTATGATAACACTAATGTTTTTAAACAATTGGTTTGATGATGGAACAGGCAGTAGGTTTATGCCTGATGAAATAGTTAAAGACCAATATGATCCACAAGGATTAAACAAAAAGAAAGGAATATAAATGAAACCATATCACAACGAGGGATTCGGCAAAGCTTTCTTTGTAGTCTTCCTGTTACTCATACCCTTACCCATCTTTGCCCTGTGGTTAAATGATGGACAAGATTGGGCTGACAGATTTGCAGCAAAATATTTTTCGCCTTGGCAATCGGAGTGTTGGGAAACAGCCAAGCATGAAAGAGTGTGCAAGTCAGATAACAACTGTAAATTTTGGAGGAACTTTTGCCATGAAGAATAATAACGATAACGAAGGACTAGCGTTAATGTTGGCTATAGCATTAATGATAACATTGACTATGGGATTGAACGCTTTTGTTCAGCTTATCCTATGAGTAAATGGGCATACATAATAATAAAGGTTGAGCATGATGCACCCAACACAGAAGTCGTTGCGAGAGAATGTGATTGGGACATAGAACACGACACTATTATTGATGCAAAGATAGTGGGTTACGTAGAGCATGACCCTGAGTTTGACTATGAAGTATTACACTAATGGAGGTAACAATGGACGAAAAAGATAACGGCTTAATAGACAAAGACTTTGACGATACGGAGGAACACGACAAACAAATAATACAAGAGTATAAGGAGATAGCTAATGCTATTAGAAACAGCACTGATGTGTATGGCAGTTAACATCTACCATGAGGCAGGGAATCAATCGATGATAGGACAAATGGCTGTAGGGCAAGTAGTTCTTAATCGTGTAGCCGACAATAGATTTCCTGATACAGTATGTGAGGTAGTGAAGGAGGCTGTGACGTACAAGAACTCAAACAAGCCTGTCCGTTGGAAGTGTCAGTTCACTTGGTTTTGTGATGGCAAGAAAGACGAACCAAACTTTGAGAGTAAAACATGGAGTCTAGCCTTAGAACACGCATCCATTTTGTTAGCCAAGACTATCACTCTTGATATAACAGAAGGGGCAACACACTACCACGCAACCTACGTAAGACCTGCGTGGGCAAAGACGAAAACGAAAACGACTAGAATTGATAGACATATATTTTATAGATGGGAGAAGTAACATGACGGAACTATTTTTAGGATTTGCAGCATTAGTTTTTGTGGAGCAAAACAAAGAGTTTATACATCAAGCTAGAGAGAACAAACAGAACGGATATGTTTGGGAAATAGACCCTGGTTTTGTGAGTAAAGACGCTCTTGCGATAGCGTTTGAGGGTAATGGTAAACGAGCTGTGATGTGGCGACAAAAGAAAGTAGTGGAGGTTAGAGTGCCTCTACCTAAGCCAAAGGATATGAAGTAATGGGATATTTTTTCTTACTAATACTTTACGTTATAATAGTTATTTGTGTATGGATGATGAACGATGACTATAAAAACATTTGATGATCTTGTTGGGTATTACAGGACAACACCACAGTTCCTGTCACTGCGATTAAGAACCCAAAGAGACTATGATTACTGTATTGAACGTGCTGTGAGGACGTTTTTCAGCCCCAAAGTTACACTTGGTCGTACTAATCTAGGGAAGATTGGCGTGTCTGAGTGCAAAAAAGCCTATCAAGAGTGGCTAAAGTCAGGTGTTAGGACAGCAAACCTTACCTCAACAGTAGCATCAATACTCTTTAATTTAGCTGTTGAGCTAGAGCTTATGCCTAATAATCCAATGAGGTTTGTTAAGAAGATGCAGACCCAACCACGCAAAGTTATGTGGACGCACGATCAAGTCAGACAGTTCTTAGACGTTGCTTACAATAAGTTTGAGTGGAGAAGTATAGGTCTTATAGTTCAGATGGCATACACGTTTGCTCAGAGGATAGGCGATATGCGTTCACTCAAATGGGACAACATAAATTTTGAGGAGCGTAGACTTGACCTAGAGCAATCAAAGAAGAGGGCAGAGGTGCATCTTCCTATTAATATAAATATGTACAGGATGTTGGAACAACAATACAAAGACTTTGGTTTTCAAGAATATGTTGCCCCACATCCCTACCCTAGAAACGGAGGCTATATAATATACGCTGATGTGGACATAGGTAGAATGGTAAACAGAGTAAAGGAAGAGGCAGGACTACCAAAAGAATTAACAGCAATGGATATGAGGAGGACAGCTATAACAGAAATGGTGGAGGCAGGAGTAGACACAACGCAGATCATGGCAGTGTCAGGACACAACTCGCCTCAATCAATGCGTCCTTATATTCGACACACATACAAATCTGCAGCAAGTGCTTTAGAAAGGAGAGAGAATAACAATGGTAAACAAACCTAGTAATGATTTTATAAGACGACTAGACGTAAAAGAGGGAGAGACACTCACGTTAGATTGTCCTGTCTGCAACGGAGTAAAGAAGTTTACAGCTACAAACAAAGATGGGTTAGTCATATATAACTGTTACAGGAATAGCTGTGACGTAAAGGGTGCTACACTAACTCCGATGCTAGTGGAGACAATAAAGAATAAGATACAGGGTGTGGAAGAAAAGGTTACACCCAAGAAGTTTGAGATGCCTGAGTACATAACGGATGGTAACAACGCTTACGTACAGCGATTTAAGAGACGTTGGGATTTAAACATAGAGTTACTGTATGATTGTAAAAGCCAACGTGCTGTGTTTCCTATCTACAAGAATGGCAGGGTTGTTGATGCAATAGGTAGAGCGTTATACAATGCACAGCCTAAATGGTATAAGTACGGAGGAGAGGCAAAGTATTATTCCTATTGTATCAAGCCTAGTAAGAGTATAGCTGTCGTTGTTGAGGACGTTGTGTCAGCAACAGTTATTGGTGAGAACTTGATAGGTGTAACAGGTGTAGCATTGTTAGGTACAAGCTTGTTGAAAGAGCATAAAGAATATATCGATACCTTTGACAAAGTTATTGTAGCTCTTGATCCTGACGCTATCGGCAAGACTATACAGTATACTAAAGAGTTAAAAAGTTACTGTGATCCATCAGAAGTTTATGGACTACAGATTGAAGATGATTTAAAATACAAACGTCAAAAAGATTTTGATAAACTGAGGGAGATGATAGATGGATAAAATAAATTCAAAGACAGGCAAAAAAAGATACTACAAAGATAATCCTGAGGCAGTTAAAAAAAGAGATAGTCTTAGGATGTACGTTAATGGTAAACATGTTTCCAAGAATCATCCACTATATAAACCTGGAAGATATAAAACATTTAATGATGCTGCATTTTCTTCTTTGGTTAATTATGTACTGTCAACAGAGGGGGAAGTTTACATACTAAAGAACCCTGCTTGGGAGAATTGGTACAAGATAGGTAAAGCCATTGAGTCTACGGATAGATGTAATGGCTATCAAACAGGTAGTCCTCACAGGGATTACGAGTTAGTTACCTATAAAAAGTTTAAGCACAGAGGTGTGGCAGAAAAGATGGCACACTCTTTAGCTGAGGGTTTGAGTCGTAAGAGAGCTAACGAATGGTTTTACATAGAGAATTTAGGCAAGGAAGACTTTGACAAGATGTTGGGTCTTATTGATGGATTAATAGAGGAGAAGATAGAGAATGATAGAATTAGCGCTAATTAGGAGCTTGATGCAGAAAGACTTTTATGAAGATCATAAGGGCAGTAAATGTCCTGACAGGCTCTTCAGTAAAGATGTACGCAAGATTAAGAATACTTTGGATGAGGCTATGGGTAAACACGAGAGGAATTTATCCCTGACAGAACTACAGGCTTTGTTCTTTTCTGACAATGGCACTATGACCTCAGCAAACAAGGCATCGTTTGAGGTGTTGTTTAGTAAGCTGTCTAAAGAAGAGCCAATGAATAACGATATAGCCAAAGAAGTTTTGTCTAAGTTGTTTCAACAGATGGTAGGAGAGGAGGTTGCCAACATAGGATTTGACTATGTGAATGGTACAAAGAATAACCTTGAACCTCTCAGAAATATACTTGACAACTACCAAGATGACTTCACACCTAGCTTTAGGTTTCAAGGGGACGACATATCTTTCAACACATTAGTCGATCATCTTAACTTAAAGTTTCAATGGAAGTTTAATATACCCTCGTTGCGTAGACGAGTGGAGGGTCTGAGTGGTGGTCACTTTGTTATCGTGGGTGCTAGACCCAATACAGGTAAGACATCCTTCCACGCTAGTATCATAGCCTCTGAGGGTGGCTTTATTGATCAGGGTGCAAAGTGTGTGGTCTTGTGTAATGAAGAGGCATACAAGCGTGTTGGTCTGCGATATCTATACTGTAAGTCCAACATGTCTAGCGATCAGGTGTTGGAAAACAGGAAGTTGGCGCTAGAAAGATACGATCCTCTTCGAAAACTGCTGTCTATAAAAGATGCTACGGATAAGAATATGGATTATGTTGAACAGCTTGCCAAAAGTATAAACCCTGACATCATCGTGCTTGATATGGGCGATAAGTTTGCAACAGCAGGGTCGGAGAGATCAGACATATACCTCAAAGAGGCGGCAATCCACGCAAGAAACATTGCCAAGAAGTATAATTGTGTTATCATTTGGATGTCTCAGCTATCAGCAGAGGCTGAGGGAAAGATAAATGTTAATCAATCTATGCTTGAGGGCAGTAAGACAGGTAAGGCAGCAGAGGCAGATTTGATGTTATTAATTAGTAAGAACCCTGACATTGAAGGACAGGACAGTAATGATCCTCAGCGCCACATTCGATTGGCTAAGAACAAGTTAACAGGATGGCATGGTGCTGTCCATGTTGAGCTAGATGTAGAAACAGGGAGGTATTCGGCATGAATGATTGGACTTATGTAAGGACAAACAGTAAGGGCGAGGCTATATTTAGAAGAGATACGCACGAGACAAAGGAGTACGTGGATAGCTTCTTGAAAGAGAGGAATATACCTTATGAATACAGAGATAAAGTTAATATGTATTGGATATTAAACGATGAGGGGAAAGAGTATTGCTATTACTATACTACAGGAAGGTGGAGTAAAAGGGTGTCAAGAGGTTTCCCTAAAAAACATTTTCACAGTAAAGGTATAGAAGACTTTTGTAACAGGTTTTTAAATAAGTTTGTTGGTCAACCTTATCCGAAAGAGGGGAAAAAATGAAAATAATACTTGATGTAGAAAACACCACGACTAAACGTGATGGTAAATTACACCTTGATCCCTTTGAACCTGACAATTCTTTGACACTTGTGGGTATAATGGATCATATCAAAGAGGAAGAAAGAACAGTATTTGTGTTTGATCACAAGGAGAAGACCATTGAGGACGATGATGCACAGGCAAGACTACAGAGGGTACTTGATAATACTACACTATTGATAGGTCACAACTTACAATACGATCTACAGTGGTTATGGGCATGTGGATTTAAATATGATGGTCAAATATTTGACACAATGCTTGGCGATTACATACTACAGCGTGGTCAGAAAGGTTCTGTTAGCCTAGAAAACTGTGCGTTACGTTACGATTTAGACATGAAGAAGTCTGACACACTAAAAGATTACTTCAGAAGAGGGTTTCAGACAGACGAGATACCCTTAGAGGAGCTATCGATGTACCTTGAGCAGGATTTAAAGGTCACTAGGTCTTTATATTGGCGCTTACTAGACGAATATAACAAGCCTGAGGCTGAATCTTTAGTAAATGTGAGGGATACAACCAATAAAGTTTGTAAAACTCTGACAAAGATCTATATGAATGGGTTCAGTATAGACAAAGTAGCACTGAAGGATGTGCGAAAACAGTTTGAGGACGAGCTATTGCAGATAGAAAATAGGTTAAACGCAAAAGTCAAGAGCTTAATGGGCGATACTCCTATAAATCTTAACTCCCCTGAGCAGGTTAGTCAGGTAATCTACTCTAGAATACTGTATGACAAGAAAAAGTGGGCGATTGTCTTTGATAATGTGGACGACAAAGAAGAATTTAAACAGGTTGTCAAGGACAATAGTGCCATGATGGTAAAAACAAAAGCTAGTGTGTGTCAAACCTGCAACGGAAAGGGTAAGGTATACAAGACCAAGAAGGATGGAACACGTTTTGCCAAGCCAAATCGATGTACATCTTGTGATACAAGAGGGTACAAGCTGACCAAGTTAAAACAAATGGCAGGACTAGGGTTCTTTCCTCCTTCAAAAGCGTGGGTAAGTGCTAATGGTTTCTCCACAAGCAAGGGAAACTTGGAACATCTTATCAATATAGCTAAGGCAAAGGGCATGACAGATGCAGAAGCGTTTTTGACAGACCTAAAAAGACAAAGTGCTGTGTCAAGTTATCTCTCAGCTTTTGTTGATGGCATAGAACATTACACAAAAGAGGATGGTATGCTCCACGTTAGTCTTACACAGCATGTTACAGCCACAGGACGTTTCAGTGGACGCAATCCTAACATGCAGAATATGCCTAGAGGTGGTACATTTCCTGTTAAGAAAGTGTTTGTGTCTCGTTGGAACAAAAATGCGTTTGGTATGAAGGGTAAAATACTAGAGGCAGACTTTGCACAGTTAGAATTTAGAGTTGCAGCATTATTATCGCAAGACAAGGTAGCGATGGAAGAAGTGTCCACAGGATTTGATGTCCACTCCTACACGGCAAAGATCATCACTGAGGCAGGGCAACCTACGTCTAGGCAAGAAGCTAAGGCACATACCTTTGCGCCTCTCTACGGAGCTACAGGGTTCGGTAGAACGAAAGCTGAGGCAGAGTATTACACACACTTCATGGACAAATACAAAGGCATAGCCAAGTGGCACAAGAAACTAGGAGACGAGGCTATTAATCTTGGCAGAATAAAGATACCATCAGGTAGGCAATACGCTTTTCCTGACGTAGAGAGAAGGGCAAGTGGAACTCCAACACACTTTACCATGATTAAGAACTATCCTGTACAAGGATTTGCTACAGCAGACATAGTTCCTATTGTATTGTTGGAGATTGAAACTAGATTAAATGGTTACAAGAGTATGTTAGTAAACAGTGTGCATGATTCTGTGGTCTTGGACGTGCATCCCTTAGAAGAGAAGGACGTTCTTAGAATTATAGAGGATGTTAATAAAAGTTTAAAAAGTATAGTGGAGTCTTACTATGACATCGATGTTAATGTTCCGTTATTACTAGAGTCAAAAATAGGTGATAATTGGCTTGACGTTAAAGATGTAGTCTGATAAAATTCGTTTCATAAATTAGGAGTAAAAACACATATGGAAAACGCATTAGACATAATTGGTAAATCCCCTGCTGACTTGGCAGAGTTGATGGGGATATCAAATGCACCTGCAAAAAGCACATCAGCTTTAGCAGAGATCAAACAAGTTCATCAGAACGTAATGGGTACAAAGGAAGTAGAAGGCGAGGCTATGGAAGTAGCCATAGTCAAAGTAGGAGCTTTCTCTGTAACCTTCCCTGATGATACAATATATTACAGTGACAAGGTGACTATACGTCCCTTCATGCAACGCTTTCAGTTTCAGCGCTACGATAAGCATTATCAAAAGCCTGATGGTGGCGAGGGCAGAATGTTGCGAACTGTAATGGCAACTTCTTTGAATGGCGACTTGAAAGACAACTACGGCACGTTTAACTGTGGTAGACCTTCAGGGTACGTTAAGGACTTTAAAGCGTTGCCACAAGAGACACAAGACCTTATGCGATCTATTGATAGGTTCAAGATCATATTCGGTCTGTGTAAACTCGACAAAGCCAAGGATGCCGATGGTAAACCTGTGGATGTTAAAGAGTTCCCTTTCTTAATGAGGGTTAAAAATAGAGATAGCTTTAAGGCTATGACGGATATTTTTAATCAGATTCAAAGAAAGAATAGGCTTCCCATTCAGCACCTGTTACATCTTGGCTCAGAAGTAAAGAGTATACCTAGTGGTGCAACTTATGCTGTGTTGAAACCTACGCTAGGTAAAGTAGTAGAGATTACCACTGATGATCAAGAAGTGCTGAATAACTTTGTTGAGTGGGTTGAGGCTATGAACTCAATAACAATTAGCAAGTGGGAGGAACATCGTAGACCTGAGGAACTGTCTGATCAGGAAGACGATATCGCTTCCAATGTTGTTGAAATTGAGGAGTAGCTTATGAACCATCCTGCAGAAGTGGCGATTCATTCTTTCTTACAGAACGTCATGCTAGGTAAGACTAGTATGGATAAGGATATTCTTGACCTCATATCCAAGGATGTAAGAGATGCTTTGGGTCGTCAATTCTCAGGGGAGAAGAAGGAGTTTAAACTTCGTATGTCTAACATTGGACGTAAGAAGTGTCAGTTGTGGTTTGAAAAGAACCATCCTGGTGAAAAGATTTCTGACTCTCCCTATTTCCTTATCAACATGATTCTTGGTGATATAATAGAGGCTGTGTTTAAAGGCTTACTAAGGGCGGCAGACGTAAAGTTTGACGACAGTGAGCAGGTTTCTTTACCAATAAAGGGGGGACATGTTGATGGGACTTATGACCTCGTGTTAAATGGGAAGGTTGATGACGTTAAGTCAGCCTCCCCTTGGGCATACGAAAACAAATTCATAGACTTTGAAACGCTACAGAGCAAAGACAGCTTTGGGTATGTGTCACAACTCGTTGGCTACTCAAAAGCGAAAGGTGTTCCTGTCGGTGGATGGTGGGTTGTAAACAAGGCAAACGGAAACTTCAAATACGTTAGTGCTAGTAACGTAGATGTTGAAGAAGAGATGGAGAAGATACAAAGCACAGTAGATTATATAAATAATGACGAGCCGTTTGAGAGATGCTACGAGCCTGTAGCTGAAACATATTACGGCAAGCCTAGTGGTAATATGAAACTAGGTATTGAATGTAGTCTATGCTCGTACAGAGAAAAGTGTTGGGATAATCTTCAGGTTCTTCCATCAAAAGTTTCTAAGTCTGCTACACCACCTTTGATAAACTATGTGAAGTTAGCTGATGCCCAAGATACAATTTAGGAGCAAGTTTGAGGAGAGCGTAGCCAAAGAGTTGCGCCTCCTTAAACAAAGGATTCGATATGAAAAAATGTCAATCAGATACGCAGTACAAATGTTTAGGCTCTACAAGCCTGACTTTGTTCTTAACAATGGTATTATTATTGAGGCGAAAGGGTGGTTCAAAGCAAAAGACAGGGTGAAACATCTGCTAATACAAGAGCAGTATCCTGAGCTAGATATACGCTTTTTGTTTCAGAACGCATACAATGTAATTAACAAGGGATCAAAGACTAGATACTGTGATTGGTGTGATAAATATGGATTTAAATGGACAGATAAGGAGATACCTAAAAAATGGTTGACAGAAAAGAAGAAGCGAATACAACTAGGGACACTGAGCAAATGGAAGTAGACAAAGTTAATAGTCCTCCACACTACAACAATGGTGGTATGGAGTGTATTGATTATATTCAACAGCAGTTAAGTGAACACTTTTCTTCCTATTGTCAGGGCAATGTGATAAAATATCTTCACAGATGGAGATACAAGAACGGTGTTGAGGATTTAAAGAAAGCAGAGTGGTACTTAAAAGCCATGATCAGGGATATAGAGAACAGGAGTACGATTGAATGAAGTTTAAGATTATAGCAGAGGTTGAGATAGACGATGAATCAAGTCACCTACCTGTAACCTGCGATTCAGCATCTAAGAAAAAAGAAGGTGAAAAAGTTGTATCCGATATAGTAAAAGATCTTCTCTATGACATGGACGACATTGAAATTAACAGCATAAAGGTAACAAAAATATGAACGATTATCAGAAATTTATAGCTATCTCTAGGTACGCTAGGTGGCTACCAAACGAAAACAGAAGAGAAACATGGGAAGAAACTGTCAATAGATACGTTGACTTTATGTCGTTGAAGGTTAAGGGACACTTGCCTGTGCAACAAATAAAAGATGCCATAACTAATCTTGAAGTCATGCCCTCTATGAGAGCGTTGATGACAGCAGGTCTTGCGTTGGAGAGAGACAACACAGCAGGTTACAACTGTAGCTACCTTCCTGTCGATGATCCAAAGTCTTTTGATGAAGCAATGTACATACTGTTGTGTGGCACAGGTGTTGGGTTCTCTGTGGAAAGACAGTACGTCAATCAACTCCCTGAGATACCACAAACAATAGAACAGGTTGATACTGTTATAGATGTACAGGACAGCAAAGAGGGATGGGCAAGAGCGTTGCGTAAACTTATAGGACATCTGTATATGGGAGAGTCTCCACATTGGGACGTATCAAAGGTTAGACCTGCAGGTTCTAGACTACAGATCTTTGGTGGTAGAGCATCAGGACCTGCCCCTTTGCTTGACCTATTTAACTTTACCACAGCCTTGTTTAAACACAACGCAGGAAGAAAACTGTCTAGCTACGATTGCCACAATCTAATGTGTAAGGTTGGAGAGGTTGTTGTATCAGGAGGTGTTAGACGTTCTGCTATGATCAGCTTATCTAATCTATCAGATCAGCGCATGAGACACGCTAAGTCAGGACAGTGGTGGGAGACAGCACCACAGATGGCGCTCTCTAATAACTCTGTATGCTACACTGACAAGCCTGATGGGGAGACATTCTTGAGAGAGTGGACAGCACTTGTGGAATCAAAGTCAGGAGAGCGTGGTATATTTAATAGGATATCTGCAAAGGA